AACAATCTCAAAACTGTGTGCTTGAATTGTGCTGCTATCTTAGGCAAAGAGGGCATCACTTGGAGGCAAGGCGATCTTGTGTCCGACTACTAGATTTGCACTTTGCTCATAAAGCTCATCAATAGACCCATTGTTATCGATGATGCTGTCAAAATCACTGCCCAACCATGCCCACTCCGATGCATGAATTTTACGCATCTTCATGGCATTAAGTCCTACGTTGTTGCCTTGATTAGCACTGATAGCGTCTGCATACCAGTCGGGTAACTCACCACGCTGTACCCAAACAATCTGGCCACCTGCATCTTTAATTGATTTAATTTCGTTGGGGAATCTGCAGTCCGAAATAACTATGTGGTCTTTGCTGGTACGTAGTTTGTTTTCCAATGAAGCGATCCATATATCGTCATGAAACGATCTACGGCATACTTCTGTGCCCCAGTATTGTAACACCCATCTAGGAGTTAGTGTAGGCATGTCTAAACGTTCTGCCCACCAAGGATCTACTTGTTCCCGCCATTCACGAGCCTGTGCTGTACGTCCTTCCAGCATGGTTCGATCCCATCCAAATACACTGGCCACAGCATCTTTGAGTGTCGAAGCGAAACTTTCTCTGCGAAATTCGTGAAAATTAACTAGATAATCGGCTACAGTGTCTTTGCCTGAGCCTATAAAACCGCATACACCTATAATCATAAACTGTCCCCTTTAGAACAATTATAGCATGTACGAAATTAAAATGTCAACCAGTTATCCAGGTATATCCGCTGCCGCCGGGAACCAATTTCATTAGATCGTCGGTGAGTTTTTCCATCTCGGTTTGACCTTCTGTGATCAGTGCTGTACCATTGAGCTGGGTGCCGCCCTGCGGGCCTGCGATCTGTCCAAACTTGCTTCGGGCCTGTCCTAGCATCATTTTGCAGTTGGCCAACGCATAGTCTTTGATCCACTGTCCAGAATACACATCATCGATGATCACAAAGTCGGGTCGACTGTTGTATACCTGTAGCATTACTGATTCTTCACCGCGTGGACGTTGATGTATGATAATTTTATGACTTTGTGGATGCCAGGTAAAATTAATATAGCTACCAAACATCTTACCTACTAATTCTTGATACTGAGCAAACAGTTCATAGGTTAATAACCCACCCATGTTAGTAGAACTTAATAGATAGGTATTTGAATATGCTAAATTAAATGGTTCAAATACTGTGCCACCGGTACCGTTGCCGGTTCTTGAACCCACTGATCTACGGAATATTTGACGTACCTGCTGTATTTCTTTAGGTAGTATATACTCGTTAGTACTTTCAGTGAGGGTTAAAAACACATAGCTTTCCTCTACAGCGTTATCGCTTCGCTGACGGAAAACCGCTAGAGCACGATTAAGTGCTGTGTCGTAGTGTATGGGATCTAGTTCTACATCTACCATACCATCGCCTAGCATGGTTTTGCAGTAGTCGTAAACAGAATTTTTGGCTTGGTCTGATGTGCTCATACGAGTATTTATCGTAGCGGTAAATATATGACTATGCCAAGACTCAGTTTATACCGTCCCGAAAAGGGCAACGATTTCCGCTTTATAGATAAATCCGCCTGGGAAATGTTCCAAGTTGGCGGAACGGATGTGCTGGTGCACAGGTACATCGGGCCGGGGGCATCTATACAAGGTGATACTCCAAGTACTCCTAACTATACCACTGATAATGTATCAAACATACAGGATCTGTTATTTTTAGAAAATAGAGACCGCAAGTATGACCCCGATGTGTATGTGATGCGCGGTGTCTACAATATCAGTGATATTGATTTTAACCTCAGCCAGTTTGGACTGTTCCTACAGAATGACACTATCTTTATCACTTTCCATATCACAGATACTGTGGAAAAACTAGGTCGTAAAATCATAGCAGGCGATGTAATAGAATTACCGCACCTCAAAGATGAGTATGCGCTGAATGATTTAACGTTTGCGCTTAAGAGATTCTTTGTGATAGAAGAAGTTAGTAGAGCAGCGGAAGGATTTTCAGCCACATGGTACCCACACTTATATCGTGCCAAGTGCAAGCCATTAGTAGACAGTCAAGAATTCAAACAGATCTTAGACGGCATTGCAGATAGAGACTCCTACAAAGGCACGTATAACTCAACTATAACTTACTATCCCGGCGATGTAGTACTTGCTGCCAATGGTAAAAAATATCAAGTTATACAGGAAGTCACTGGCGTGGCTCCACCCAATACCACTTACTTTGCATTAGCAGATACGTTGCGAGATGTAGTCAGCACCTACGAAAAAGAAATGCAGATCACTGCCGCTGTATTAAATCAAGCAGAAGCAGATGCGCCGCGCAGTGGGTATGACACCAGCAAGTATTATACCCTGCAAAGAACTGTTGACGGAGATGTAGAGTTAGCCAGTGTAGATGCAGAGTCAGTGACAGTGGATGCACAAACACAGGCCACCGATGAAGCTGGGAATCTGCTGTACGACACAGATGGTAACGCTGTGTATGTTGGACAGACTGCCAGTAGTGTTATCCTGCCTGCAGACGGAGATGGGTACGAAGGTTATCTAACCGAAGCCGGTGTGCCTCCCAATGGTGCTCCGTTTACCGCAGGTATTTCATTCCCAAATAATCCTGTTAATGGACAATTTGCGTTACGAACAGATTATCTACCTAATAGACTGTTTAGATTTGATGGCGCAAGATGGCGCAAGTTCGAAGACAATGTGCGTATGACTATGAGCAATCTCGGTGCCAGTGATGTGGCCGCAGGCGCCTTTGCAGGCAAAGATGTAAGACAAACACAAAAAGCCACGTTCATTAATAACCCCACTGTGAGCACCATAGACGGACACACAGTCAAAGAAAAGCAGAGTCTCAGCAAGGCTCTAAGACCTGAGGCAGACGAATAATGGATTTCCACTACGACGGACAGATAAGACGCTATGTTACACAGTTTATGCGTGTGTTCATTGGATTCAAGTATCAAGCAGGTGACGGTGAGCAGCGCCAGATACCTGTGATGTACGGCGACTTAACTAGACAGGTGGCCAGTATTATCAAAGACAATTCAGAAAACAAAATGCCTAATGTGCCACGTATAGCCTGTTATATCACAGGCATCGAAATGGATACCAGTAGGCTCAGTGATCCTACATTTGTGTCTAAGATACACATAAGGGAACGTAGATTTACAGACGCCAGCGGTACTAGAGAATACACAGGCGCTCAAGGCGGCAGCTATACAGTTGAAAGACTTATGCCCACTCCATTCAAACTGACTATGAAAGCTGATCTGTGGACTTCTAACACAGATCAAAAACTACAATTGTTGGAACAGATATTGGTGCTGTTTAATCCCAGCCTGGAATTACAGACCACAGACAACTACATAGACTGGACCAGTCTCAGTGCCATGTACTTGACCAGCACTAATTTTTCCAGCAGGACTATTCCTCAAGGTGCAGAAAGCGACATAGACATCTGCAGCATGGAATTTGAAATGCCGGTATTCATATCCCCACCGGCCAAAGTGAAAAAATTAGGCATAGTACAGAGCATAGTAGCCAACGTGTTCACAGAACAGGGCGAAGTATTGAATCTTTCAGATCTCATATACAACACTTCACAGCCTAACACTTCATTGGTTGGAAAAACATACGGCCGTTATCGAGTGTTGCTGTTCAAATCTAACACAGGTGCAGTCAACGATAATCAATATGATCTCACTATAGTGAATCCCACAGACGCCGTGATAACAACAGGACTTGATCAACGAGAATATAAAAATGGTGAGCCGGTGGAATGGGCTAAGATCCTAGAGGTGCAAGGCGGATATGTACCGGGCAGTGAAGTATGGTTTAAGAAATTCAGCGGATTTGAAATAGTAGGAACGTTTGTGATCAATCCGTTAGACCCTACAGTGCTCACTGTGACCTTAGATGCAGACACATACCCTGCCAACGATGACATCGCCAGCACAATCCCAGGTGTTGCTGCCAGAGGTACTGTGGATGCTATTATAGATCCCTATAAGTACAATCCCTTAGAAGTCTACGGGTCACATGCACAGATACCGTTGGGACTGAGATTCCTAATGTTAGATGATGTTAACAACAGTGAAAACCGAGGAGGATACATCAATCTTCCGTCTAGGCCAGCAGACAGCACCAGTGTACCATATCGAGGACCACAGGCTTGGCGTAATCCCAGCAACAACGACTCAAGCTGGGAAAATCAAGACGGCACTGATCCTGTGATCACAGCCAATTCCATAGTAGAATGGACTGGACAAACATGGGCTACGATTTGGAATCCTGTAGATAACACCCTAGAAGCTGCTGACATGGCAGGAGAAATATTTTCACCCACACATATCCAAAATATCCGAACAGGAATCAAGTACAAGTGGGATGGTGCTCAATGGCTCAAGGCTTTTGAAGGTGAGTATTTGCCAGGAGAGTGGAACTTCACTGCCGCCGGCGGATAAG